GGATTAATGCTTTATTGCAAGCTCTCATCGTTTCGCGCTTTGGGTCAGCTATTATTGCTTACCTCATGCGAGACAAATTGAGAGATATTGTCATGAATAGTATTGGCTATTATTTGATTTGTGTTATGATTACACTAGGATATGATGCCTTCATGCATGTGCGAGGATCTTGGATGATCCTTGCCTTTACGTTGCTATACTTGTTATATGTTTTTGCCCGCTTTTACATGGTCCGTCGTTCTGTTGTTAAGAAATTTGCCAACATTCCCTTGCCTTCTAAGTATATTCGTGAGATGACTTGGACTGCAAAGTTGAGAATTATGTATTTCTTAATGTCAATTGGTGTCTGGAAGATTTTGGTTGTATTGGCTAAAAAGTGGAAGACTTTACCCACTTCACAGGCCGCAAAACCAATTACTCTAAAACCAGATGCTCAGTCATGGCAGAACGAAACTGAATTTTGGGATGTGCATGCTCGCGAACGCAAGTATCTTTTTGGAGATGCAGGCATTAGTGAGAAATCCCGAACCATTACCATTGACAACTTTACCAGCTTGATTGGAAATAAGCTAATGGTTGTCGAAAAAGAAAATGGTATCTTTTGCAACGTTGTACCGCTTAAGAGTAACGTTCTTTTGCTTCCAAATCATATGGTTACGTCTAAGACAGAATATGTCACATTAACCAAAATTGGAGGACACACTTTTAAGAACATGCCCTTGGATGATAAGGTAGCGGTACGTGTACCTGGAACGGATTTTGCCGTTTGGTACTGTCCGGGAGCTGGATTGCATCGTGACATTATTGACTATTATCCTAAAGACATTGATGAAGGTAAAAAGGTTGAAGTTTTTACCATTTACAACAATGAAGGAAAGTTGGTTAAGTTCGCGAATATGATGGCTACCCGTGGTAAGGTTGTTACAACCCAAGGTGGCATTTTTCAGGGCTATAAATACAGTTTCCCTGAAGGCACTTTTGGTGGGTTGTGTATGGCAACCTTGATCGGTAAGGTGAATGGTATGCCATTCATTGCCGGTCATCATTTAGCTGGAAGAGGCTACAATGGAGCAGCTGGTGTTTTGACCAGGAAGGCTTTGTTGGAGGCCATATCCAAACTTGATGAGAGACCTTGTATTTTGGTCTCTCATTCCGCTTCTCCTATGGAAACGGAGAGTATGGGCATTAATTTTGGACCATTGACTGCTCCTCATGAAAAGTGTATCACTAATGATCTGGAACTTGATTCTAAGATTCGTGTGCACGGAGGACATAATGGTTCTTCTCGCTCTACTCCAAAGAGCGCTGTGGTTACTTCCGTTATTTCAGCTTCCGTTAAGGAAGTGATGGATATTGAGAAGAAACATGCTCCTCCTAAGGAGATGGGTGCTAAGCGTCACAAAGAATTGGATATTAGCGGCAAGGTTGATACCGCTACCGAATTCGATTCTGAATTGCTCAACAAAGCTGTTGCTGATTATGGCCTCAGCCTTATGGCAATTCCCGCTTCAGAGCTTGCTAAAGTTGGCAAGATCAGTGATGATGTTAATCTCGCTGGACTTGATGGTGTGTTGGGTTTTAATGCAATGAACTTTAAAACGTCAATTGGATTCCCTGGAAAGGGAGCCAAGACACAGTTCGTTAATAAATCTGACCGCCATGTTGAGGGAATTTCATGCCCCCGTGACGTGGATCCTATGATCCTTGAAGAAATTGCAAAGATGGAAGCTAAGTTATTAGCTGGAGAATCCATCAATACTGTCTTCAAGGCCTCATTGAAGGATGAGCCCACAAAAATTACGAAGGATAAGGTGCGCGTGTTCGCTGCGGCGAACATGCCTTTTGTCATGCTAGTTCGTAAGTATTTCCTTTCGCTTGCTGCTTTGGTGCAGCGCAATAAAATTGCTACTGAGTGTGCCGTTGGTACGGTCGTCCAATCACCTGAATGGACAGAACTATTTGAGCACATTGGCAAACACGGCTGGGAGCGTGCCATCGCTGGCGATTACGCCAAATTCGATGGCCGTATGAGCCCCCAGTTTATGTTAGCTGCTTTCAAGCTTTTAATTAAGCTAGCAGAGAAGAGTGGAAACTATGATGAGGACGATCTCATTATCATGCGTGGTATTGCCACTGAGATCTCTTATCCAACTTATGATTACTTCGGAACTTTGGTTCAGTTTATGGGATCAAACCCATCTGGACATCCATTGACAGTTGTTATTAACAGCTTCGTCAACTCCCTTTATTTGCGATATTGCTGGTATGCTATTGCTAAAGAGGAGGGATGGTGGAAAGTACCACTTTTCAACACCAAAGTATCCGCTATGACTTACGGAGATGACAATATTATGACTGTGGCAGAAGGGTATGATGCATTTAATCATACTGCTATTGCTGCCCAATTGGCCAAGGTGAGTATTAAGTACACCATGGCTGATAAAGATGCCGAATCTGTTCCTTTCATCAACCTAAGTGATGCTTCTTTTTTGAAGCATTTTGCGGTTTGGGACGATGAATTGGGCCTCTATAGGTCACCTGTCGAAGAAGATTCTATTGCCAAAATGTTGCATACTCACTTGAAATCTAAGATTTTATCTATGAAACAATCGAGTGCTGAAGCAATTCAAAATGTAGCATTGAAATACTTTGAATGTGGCCGTGAGGTCTATACCGAGCGTGT